GATATTTCAACGTTTGGCAAATGGTTGTTGTCAAGTATACAGCCTTTGTTGCAATATTTTGGAGTAGAAAAGAAGATTGTTGAAGTTTTCGGCTGTGCACACCCAGACACGCGTATGGCGTTATGGGTGGACGATGTTGAAAAATATATCGCTAAAATTTCTCAAGAGCAGTTTTATAGTGTTTCAAATTATGAGACATTGACATTACTGAAAGTGAGATTTTCAGCGCTCATGATTAATATTAAGTCAATGCCAGAATATTCAACTGTTTACAATATGATGAACAGGTTATATAATGAATTATTACGTATTGAATGTAGTTTTAGTTCACGAGGAATAGGACACTCTAAAGTTCGTCAAGAACCTGTGTGTGTCATGTTTTCAGGTCAATCAGGTATTGGTAAAACAAGTTTAATAAGACCTCTTTTGGCTAATGTTCTTGGTCAGTTGATGTCTGATACTAACCCTGAAGATATAGGTGCAAATATGAACGAATACCTTTATAGTAGGAATCCTTCCCAAGCTTATTGGGATGGATATTTCGGACAGTTTTGTACATTTATCGATGAGTTTGACTTAGTTAAGAGCAAGCTTGAAACAAAAGACAACGTGAAAGCTGAACTTATCAATATGGTAAATAATAGTCCATACAACTTAAATATGGCACATTTGGAAAACAAAGGAAACACATATTTCACTAGTAAGTTAATTATGTGTACATCTAATGTTACTTCAACGCTTCACTCTGCTGATGCTGCTCTGGATTATCCGGAGGCACTAGCGCGCAGATTCGATTTTGAAGTGAACTTGTGCGTTAAAAAAGAATTCGCTGTTAATCCGAAGGGAGATAGCGTAGAAGACAGGTTGACGTGGAAATTAGATCATGATAAAGCTAAAAAAGCAGATATGTGGTCTATTCACGATTGTTATTTGGTCCATCACTTTAAAGTAGGTTCCCAATGGTGTACGCATGTCGAACGCCCAATTGGAACTCGCGAATTGATCGATAAGATTGTGGAAAAATTCTACAGTAAAAAGAAAGCTATGGTTACTAGTTTGAATAACGAACGTAAACAAGCTATTCTAGGTGCTGTGATTGGTAAAATGAAAGAGCAGAATAGGCTTGTCTCATATGATGTCTTGGATGAATTATCTATAGATGAGTTACTGTCTCTACGTAAGGCTTTAGGTCATATTGACACTGATCCTAACAGAGGTGAATTTGTTAAATATGCTAAGGTTATTGGTATTGAATTGCCTCAAGCGAATGTTTTGTTTGACATGAGAGATAAAGTATCATATATTGAGTTTCATAGTAGTATAGTTCAATCGAGCGAATACTTCGATAGCGAAGATTCCTTGAGATGCGAACTTTCCAAGATAATATTGGATCGTTTGCAAAGCTTTTACATAGGACCTCCTGTTGTTGCTAAAACTCTTCATGAGATTTGTTTAGAAACTCGAGATCACATATCATTAGTTATTGGTCAGGCAGTTGATCGTATTGGACGTTCAACGTTTGAGTTCTTTGATTATTTGGTGTCTGATCCATGGGCTCCTATTAAAGTTGTTTTGAAATTTTTTGTTTGCATATTCGTGTTAAACCAATTGTATAAGCGGTATAATGCGTACGCAACTAAGAATAACTTTACAGCTCAAGTTGGTTGTTTTGGTGAAAATTCACGAAACATTTCTAACGCCGTATTAGCCAACTATTATAAACTTGTTTTGGGAAATACGAATGTAGGTCATGGTTTCTTTATAAAGGGAAGAGCTTTTGTACTCAACAGACATGTGCGAGAAGAAATTCTCTCTAGAGATCTAGACGGTAAACTTAAGTGCGTTTCTATTAAGGATGGAACCGAATTCAACCTTACAACTGAAATTTTGGAAAATGTCTTATACGATGACGAAGAATATGTTGCAGTTCATTGTGACGATGTTCGAC